GTTCGCTCGGGCCTCTCTTATCCTTATCTTATTCTTATCCGTATCACAAATAAATTCAAATAAATACAGAATAGTTGTTGACAGGGTGTGCGGATAGGATATAATTATAAACACAAGGATAAAGGAGTGTTACACATGAAGCATTATACAGAATTCGACAAAACCGCTGATTGTTTTGATATACAAGAAATCAAGCGCGGCAAGCATAAAGAGGTTATCAAGCGTTGCAACAATGTCTTCACGTTTGATACAGAGGCGTCCACGTATTATCTTTATTGTGATGAGAAAGGAAACCCTGCAAGGATTGCTACGGCGTTTGACTATAACAAGCCCGTGGACTATTACAAGCGTTGTAAAAAGTATGGTGTCTGCTATATTTGGATGATGCAAGTTCTTGATGAAGTTTATTACGGAAGGCAGCTTGACGAACTCAAAGTGTTTTTAGGCATTATACACAAGGTGCTTGGGGAAACCACGCAATGGCGGGTATATGTACAAAACTTTCCGTATGATTGGCAGTATTGCATCAACGTTATCAATTTTGATGAAGTCTTTGCGCGTGAGCCGCGTAAACCTATGTTTGCTATTAGCCATGAGTTTAGCGTTGAGTTTCGCGATGCATATGTCTTGAATATGATGTCACTCGAAATGGTAGGAAGCAAGTTCAACTTGCCGCATGCCAAAAAAGTCGGTGACCTTGATTATAATGTTGAGCGTTTGCCGTGCACGCCTATGAATAGCAAGGAATTGGGGTACTGTGAATATGACTGCCTTGTATTGGCCGATTATATTGCGATGAAAGCAAAACAGTACGGCACGGTGTGGGATATCCCTCTCACGCAAACAGGTGAAGTACGCCGCGAGCTTAAAGAAGAGATTATAGCACGAAAGCCCGAAAATCCTTGGTGTGCTATGAATGATTGGTATCATCGTATATCTCGTATGTGTGAAACAAGCATTGATGATTACAGAGAGTTAGTGCTTTGTTATCAAGGTGGATATACTCACGCGAATGCGCATTACGCCGGGATTATGATGTTCAATGTTGACAGTTACGACTTCAAGAGTTCTTATCCTGCTGTCATGGTTATGGAAAAGTATCCGTCATCCCGGTTCTATGAAGTTGAAGATGACATCTACCATCTTGACATTGACAACTATGCGTATATAATGCATTTGCGTCTTTGGGGTGTTAAGAGCAAGTTACAGAACACCTATTTAAGCGTGAGCAAATGTGTAGACTTTGATTTGCAGAGTGCAGTTGTTGAAAAAGACAACGGGCGCGTGTACAAGGTTGATATGTGTGAAGTATGGATAACAGAACAGGATTGGTTGACCATACAAGAAGCATATAAAATGGAAGATGTTGAAGTTTTGGGGCTGAAACGTGCACGCAAGGCATATCTTCCGAAAGAGCTTATCAATTTGTTGGCGCGTTTGTTTGAGCAAAAGGAAAAGCTTGGTGCTGAAATTAAAGCGCTGAAAGCAAAAGGCATTCTATCTGCGCAAGAAACCGAACGGCTTGCAGTGTTGCAAGCTTCCCGTCAATATGTTAAACAATGTATCAACGGTTGTTATGGCATGGCAGTTACGAAATATGTGACAGACCCTGTTGAGTATGACTATAATTATGACGGCGGCGACCATAGCGGATGGGTGCCGTATGAGCCGTATGAAGATATGACAGAGGACGAATGGTACAATAAACAACGCTTTGATATGCAAAAGAAGTTAAACGAGGTGAATAGTCACCCGTTGCTTAATTTTGCATGGGGTGTTTGGGTATCTGCATACGCACGGCGTAATTTGTGGCGTGCCATTATTGCGCTTGATGAGGGTATTATTTATGATGATACCGACAGTATGAAGATTGCGGAAGATTACGCGGATGCGGCGCGGGAATATGTCAAGAATTACAATGCAGCGGTTGCCGTGAAGATTGCCAACGCGTGCAAGGCTCATAAAATCGACCCTTCTAAATTTGCACACCTTGGTGAATTTGATTATGAAGGTCGCTATGACAAGTTTATAACCTACGGTGCTAAAAAGTACGCTGTTGAAAAAGATGGCGAACTTGAAATCACGGTCTCCGGTGTAAACAAGAAGAAGGCAGTGTGGAATAAAAAGCGGGAAGCAGAAGAGGGCATTGCAAACAAATTTGATGCCATCGAACGCATTGAAGAGTTTCGTTTAGAGCCTGAATGTGCAGGTGGAAAGCGTAAAGGTACGTCTTGGGGATATCATACAAGCGGTCGCATGATTCGTTATTATCTTGATGACCAACCGAAAATCACTCTAACCGATTACCTTGGAAACACTGAGACCATCAATCAAAAGCACGCGACGGCTCTTCAACCTACCACCTATAACCTTGGTATGACGGACGAATATGACAACCGCATCAAGAGTGCGCAAGCTCTTTGTGCTGAATACTGAGGTTGTTAAAAAAATAACTATTATTTACATTATGTTCGATGTGTTGTATAATAAAGGCACAAGGAAAAGGAGTAAGCATTATGACAGATACAGAATACACGCTTCTTGCAAAGCGTATCAATCAACGGCTCGTTCAAGCGTTGCGCCTTGGCACTGTCAATACAGACGGCAAGCATTTTCAGCAAGAACTTGCGGCTATTGGCAAGAATCGTCTTCCTGAAAAGCTCTCGTACTTGCATGGCAAGAATGTTGACAAGGTTTTAGCTATTGCGAATAAGTACAAGGATATCACCAAATTTTATGGTCCTATTCAGGGAAGCGTAAAGAGTGAAGTGCGGAAGCGCACTCCGCTTGAAAATAAGTACATTTCACTTGTACGCAAGGTCAATTCGCGCATGCGTGAGATGGAACGAGAAGGGCTTGGCGACCTTGGCGGATATCAAGAAGCTATCGGCGTTTTGAAGATGATGTATGAAAGTCTTATCTATCAAGGCATTCCGGGTGATTCTTTTCCCGTTATGCCGGAAGACCTTCCACCGTCTGCAAACCTGAAAGAGATTGTAAACGATTTCGTGCAATTCGTGCATAGTCCGATGACAACAGCACGCGGACGCCGTGAGTATATCGACAGTGTCGATAAAGCATTCACGGACCGGGGTGAATCGGGTTCGAATTTCTTTTCAAGCATGGCAACCCCGCTTACGACAAAAGACAAGATTGTACTTGGCTATTGGGTCTCTATCTATGGTTCGCTCACGCATCCTTGGCTCGTGAGTGACCAAATTGTTGAGACTGTGCAAGAGTTGAATGCAAGCGGACAAGCACGGGGCGGTTTAGGCACAGTTAGACAGATTCAGCGAATGGCTGAAGCTTGGCACAAAGACACTGAGGGTCACCGTTCATGGTATGGTTATCTTGCCGCTGCAATTGTGGGGCAATTGAAACATTTCAAACTTTCCGACGTGAAACCTGAGAAGCAGCAGCCGCGTCAACGCAAGACGGTCAGTCAATCCGACATCGATGCATTTAATAAAGCATACGATAAAGCGAACGTCGACAAAGATATATTCAAGAAAGTTTTTCATCTGTAAAGGAGAACGACTATGAAAGTCAAATTGTATGTAGAAGGTTTGTATGCATGGAAGTCCCGCCGGTGGATTACCAGTAAAAAGAGCTTGATTTGCTTTTAAATATATTGATTGGGGGAATGCTGGGAAACCAGGAGTACACTTTTTTCATTAAGTTTCGTGTGTGTGATAGTCCATTGTGGACTACTTATAAGGTTTTTCAATTTTTGCCAGGGTCCGGTTGGTACTCATACAATGTCGGCACTGAGGATGAAGCACGGGATATGGTATCTAAGTTAAGCGTATCGGGTCTTCTACATGCGCCGGATGTACCGTTACCGGAGATTCCTGATAACACTATGAATGTATTCAAGGCTTTTTTTAAGAAGTTGTGAGGTGATAACAATGGACATTATTCAGGAAATCAAGAAGCGTCAAGAGAAAATCGACGCAAACACTGAGCGAATCTTCAAACTGCAACAGCAGAATATGAAGTTGCGGGAAGAGATTCGGAAACTGCAGAAGGGGGAGTAATTATGTATACAATTTTTGCTTTTGGGATTGACAAGGAGCAAAAAAACGTTATGGCTCATTCGGATGACTTTGAGAGTTTAGATTCCGTCCGGTTTGCTGTTTGCCAAGCAATCGCCGGTATCGATGTTGTGGTCAAGCGGATGAGGTTGTATTGCGACGGCATTATGTGTGTTGATTTTGAACTTCCTTTGGGTGGTAGAATAGACCTCGCCAACTACTCTTGCGCGTACATTAAAGGATATACAGACTGTATGTGCGATGACGATGAAGTAGATACACAAGAAGCACAAGACAACGAACTCGCTGATAAGTACAACGAACTCGCTGATAAGTACAACGAACTCGCTGATAAGTACAACGCTATTATGACAACTCCTATTATAACGAGTGAAGAATCCAAAGAGACTAGGATACCCGGTAAGTTATTTATTTAACAAGTCCAAATCCATTGACAACGCCTAACAAAGGCGGTACAATATAGACAATGAAACGGGAAACGTTTCAAGCAAATAAAAAGGAGCTACTGTTATGAAAAAGAATTTTTGGAAACCTGCAACCTCTACTATCCCGGGTCCCGTTGATTTCAAACCTATCACGGTGCCCGCCGATGTATCCATCCCGGATGAGGCTTTCAATGCTGAACCGGTGCCGGTGTTTGAGTGTGAGCGTATAATCAACGATGCGCTCACGTGGTTGCTTCCCTTTATGTTCAGTGATGACATCATCCTTGAGCCTGAATATAAGCACGATTGCGTTATTTCACTTACTTGCCGGGTTGACGATGAGTCTACCGAAACCATCGACTTTTACAGCGATGACCGGATTAGCGAATGCAAGAAGAAGTTGCGTAAGATTGTGATGAACGGTTGGCCGGTTGAGTCATTTGAGCAGGACGGAAGCCTTGCGTTGAACACCGTCTATCTTGAAAAGTTCTTCAAAGCCCTTGGCACTTTGGGCGGTACGCTTGATACTTCCGACGGATACGTAAAGTTCATCCCGTTTGCTGAAACGTCCGCGTACTTTTGGGATTTGGTAGGTGATTGATATGGAAGAGCTTCCATACATCCCGGATATGGACCCTGTTAAATATGATAGCTGTTGGTCCGGTATAGCGCGGGAATTGATTAAAGAACAAGAGCAGAAAGAGTCGAAAGAATCCAATGCATAGAATAAAGCCCCTCTCAAACGAGAGGGGCTTTTCTTAATGTTCCACGTGAAACATTAAGCTCCGTCAGTGTGTTGCGTTCCGCGTCATCACTGATATGGATGTTGCTGTCATCAATGACTTCATCGCTATTACTCCCGAATCAGTTGAGACGGGTTCAGATAGATTTCAGAACCAACGGCATAGCGACGGTCAGCAACCCATAGAGTAGTACGAGTGCTACTAGGGTAAATAGTCAAATGCCGTGAGATATCATGCTTCACGTACAAGGCAACAGTAGTCAATGAAGAAGTGTCTGACCCTGCCAGTGCGAGTAAAGGCACCCACATATCAGATACGACAGCGGTGAATTCATCAGGCATTATAAGATGCAGTTTGGAAGAATCTCCAGAGGACACATCTCTAGAGGACACCCAAATATACCCCTCAAATTTCAAATGTTGATGGTCGTTTTTATCGTACCACAATTTAAGATTATCGATGTTGATGTAAGTACTATCAGTCACTGTGGGCGTTACTTCCACCCATTCAACGCCACCACCGCCACCGCCGCCACCACCGGACGGCGTCTTCCATTCAACAGACTCGCCATCGCTTGCAATAGTAGGGACCTGCCCGCTAGTACCACCTGCGGGAAGCGTTCGGAGCGCACTGATTTTGTTGTCCGTGTGTTCGTCTGCTTCCGTGACGGCGCTGGTTTTGGTAGTACCCGCAAGCGTGTCAACATAGAGCTTGTTTGTTACATCGTTGTTATTGGTCGGGGTTTCCGCGTGAGTCTCACCAAGAACCGTTAAGCCTTCAAAATGGTTGGTGCCTGTAAATACGTTGTTTCCTGAGGCTACAACGTCACCAGAGCCCGCACCGGGCGTTCCGGGTTGCCCTTGCGGGATACCGTAGTCAATCATGTATAGACCGCCGCCAACATTTTCAAGGGTGACCGTGGGTTCTGCGTCGGGGCTGAGCTTTGTTACAGTACCTACCTCAAAAGTAGGCGTAATACCATCTTTACCGGGCGCACCGGGCGCACCGGGCGCACCGGGCGCACCGGGGGCACCATCTGTACCCGGTGTTCCGTTCTTGAGTTTTGCTGTAGTCGTACCGCTTGCATCTGTGACGGTAATAGTTGCACCCGTTTCGGTCTGGACAACGCTTGCGCTTGGACTCACCCCATCTTTACCAGGTGTACCGGGAGTACCATCATTTCCTTTCGGTCCCTTGATGTTACGAGAGGCCGGGGGTGTATTGGTGTTAGACTTTGCCCACGAGATAACACCGGCGCTTGTGACGGTAGGATACCACAAATCATCAGAACCACCACCGCCACCGCCACCACTCTGATTCACCCACTCGTAACCGGAGCCATCTTCTTTCGGCGTTGCAACCTGCCCGTGAGTGCCACCCGGCGGAAGTTCGCGGACGTTCTTTACCGCCGTCAAGAGTTCGTTAAATTTTTGACAAATCTGATTTAACCACTCAATAATAGTCGGTCCGCCTTCATACGGAAGGAACGGAAGAGGAAACATAGGAATCACTCCATTCTTTGAAATTTTCATCGGTGTCTTTGTATAACGGGCCTGTACCGGGTGTATCGTGAGGCGGGTAAGGAATAGACGGGATGACGGGGCAAGGGACCTTGCAAGGCTCAACGTTCACATCCATTGTATCACCTTCTTTAAGAGAAGTTACTATAAAAGAGCTGCGCGATTGCGGGGTCCTTTACAATCATCATGTTAATGTTTTCAATCACTTCACGGTAGGCGGCAAGCAGGCGGAATTTTGCTTCCGTTGTGCCCTTGCGGGTCGTGTTTGTAGTACTACCATCTTTGCCGGTTTCCTTGCGGGTTTCAGTATGTTCGCCACTTCCACTCGCTACGGTTTTGCCGGTATCGGTTCGTGTTGCAGTCGCCGCAACGGTTGTAGTACCTGTATCGCTGTGAGAGCCTTCACTCGTACTGTTGCGACGGTTGCTGTTACCCTCTGCGGCATAATTGTCATCCATACCACCGGTATCGCCTGTACCATCACCGGAGTCACCAGAAACCGGGAAAACGTAGTGTTTATCGTATCCGTGTTCCCCGTTCGTGTCGCTAGTGGACCCGCTACTTTCTGTACTGGTAGTATCATCGCGTTTGTCTTGGCCAGTACGTTCGTCGGTTGTAGTGCGGGAATCACTGTTATTGCCCTGAGTTGTTCCCGTGCTCTCGCGTGTACCTTGCATAATGGTTTCAAGAGTTTCCTCATAGCTCTGCAACGGATTTGCGCCAACATCCAGAGCGTCAATTGCGCGGCGTGCGTTATAATAGGGCATGATAGCACGCATTGCAAAATCCATCTTTTGGGCCATTTCGTCGGGGGTCTGAAAACCGATTTCACGGGTCCAGTAATATTGAAGAATTGCGCTGTTGATTTCTTCCCGCACACTGTCAGAGGGAGCCGGATATTTACTCAATGCCTTTTCAGTAAAAGGATACCCGGATGCAATCAAGTCACATAGACGAACTGTTGCTACTGCCATCGCTTCCACCCTTTCCGCCGTCCGCAACATTCGGTTCGGTCTTTTCATCTTCTTCATCTAACGGAAGACCATTGTCATCAAATACGTCCGCACTGTTTTCGGTAGACCCGCCAAGCCATTTTATCGTCACTTTCGGGTATCCCATTGCGGCAAGTTTATCGAAACCGTCTTGGCGTGCTTTAATGACTGCTTTTGCCTTCATCGTGATTTGTTCGTTGTTCGCGTTGACTTCATCATCAGTGACGCGTTCGGCCTTTACAACATTGACATTGTTTGTGCCAAGATAGGTTAAGAGTTCAGACCATTCTTTATCAAGTTCATTTGAAAACGCCGAAATGTTATTGATACATTCGGTGTTCAATGCCTTGATTTCGTTGCCCGTGTTGCTATCCACCGCCACGAAAATATAAGGTGTGCCAACGCTAATTTCTTTGATACGATTTTGCAAAGAAAGCTGCTGCGCCTCTGTGCCCGAAATAATGATAGGACAAGAAAGAGAGCTCACGTTTAGATTACGGGCCGTATGCAACTGTGCCATATCCTGCACAATGTGCAACACCATAAGATAGGGTACAATTGGTGTCGCATTCGCACCCGGAGAACTTTTGCACACCGTGTCGTATATAATAACAGCATTAGTGTCTTTAAGATAGGTAATGCCCGTTCCATTTGCCGGACAACTAGACCACTCTGTCGGGTTGCCATAGATGTCGAACGTTCCACCCGGCAAAACGTTTCCGCAACGGTAAGAACCGAGGATTTCATCAAACCAAACCGTATCGCGGCCATCATAAAAAATGCAGCGTTCGGCATACGACGGGTCAAAATATTTGAGGGCATCGGGGTCTTCACATTCATACGTAACACGGTTCAGGAAAATTTCAAGCGCACGATTTACGTAATAAATGCAAGTGTCTTCCATATCGGCTTGCGCTTTGCGGTAATAATTTGCTTTTTTCACTTAATCACCCCTTAATTGTATTTTTTACGCTGTAATCCATCCACGCGGCAGGGTCGTGCCAAATTCGGAGACCTGCATCCATTTGCTGATTTATGACATTCTTTGCATCTGTGGGCAGGTCACCGAGTACATTTGCGCCTTGCGTCCAGATGAAATTAAAGCGGGTGCGTGTATTCAGTTCGGGCTTTTTAATGTCGTTGATTGCATAGCCATAAGCTGTGAAATAATTGTCAATAATCTTGGCAAAGTACGGCTGCACCTGCATACGGTATTCGATAAAGGACATACGCCCGATTGCAAATTGAATATTGCTATCAGACAGGCCAACTACTTCATTCGGAATGCGTGCGCGGTCTTTTTGCTTGGCAATCGTGTCGGCGGCGTCAAGAGCCGTGTTGGCAATCTGCGCAATGCCGGAAACCGCACCTGCCAGCCCTCCGGTTACTGCGCCCGTGACGGTGGAAGCAACTCCACCAGCCAAACCGGTTGCGAGGTTCGCTATATTGCGAATGCCTTGTACCGCATAGCTGTTTTGATTTGCAAAATAATCCGCACGCATTTCGTTATAGCTGTAACTGCATAACGGATACGTGTTCAGCTCCAATGAATAAAGCGGGTTTTCACGAGCTGTTGGGCCTTTGTAACTATACGGAATAAGGCGACAGGCGGGGGAATTTGACAGCTGCGAATATAGACGAAACGTGGGTGTGTGTGCCGGAATACTTTGAGAAGCATCTCCATTAAAATACTCATACCCCATTTCCATCTGAGAACCCGCACCGTTGTCAATAACCAAATAATTAAACTGCTGAGTGTAGAGTTTATTATTGTTAGGAGTATACGAGCCAAACGTCGTCGGGCTTGCTTTGCCTTTGATGTTATTTACACGGGGGTAAGCGGAATTTATAGGCTGAACACCGCTTGCAGGTGCCATAAATTCAGGAATCATTCGGAGAACTTGCACACTCTGAATCATCACACCATCGACAAGTTTTTGCAAATAGAGGTTGATAGTCTGGATTGCGGTGTTTAATTTATCTTGGTCGGTCGTGTCCACCTCAAAAGCGATAAAATTACAAGCTTGATAAATGCCCTGCTGGAAGCGTCCACCTGCAAAAGAAGGGGCAATGTTTTTAAGATTATAAGTGAAACTTCCGGCGGCGTCCTTTATTGCATTGATGATATAGGTGCCAGCGTCGGTCGCCGTTGTGGTTTCGGAAGGTTTGTACGTGTACGCAATAAGCACACACGGCTTTGTATTCCATCCACTTTCCTCAATAATATCGGTGCCAATACCAGTGTATGCGGCAGTGCCAATATCAGCAGGGGAGATTACAAATTCCCCGGTTTCGACATTTTCTTCAATAAGGTTAGCACCTACGGTATCATCCTTCACAGTCTCACGGCGTACCATTGTTGCAGGGAATTCGCAAGACCAATGCCACGTTTGCCAATAATCTACCTGAAAAGGTACGGTAACACTTCCAGCAGACGCTGGACGCGGGGTGCCAATATAGGCATAAAACCACTTGTTAGAAAACTGAGGGTTGCGCCACATAAGATAATTGCAATTGTAGTAATCATCAAGCGTTGAACCATCTGTAAGGGGTACGGTAATTTCCCACGGGTCACCATCATTATTAACGGCGCGGCAGTTGTCAAAACTGAACTTTGTTTTAGACAGGAAAAAGTTAGCTTCCTCTTGTTCACTTGCCAGCCATAGAACATTATTCATCTGATAATCGACCGGGGCATTTGACAAGAAATGTACGTCGGTCATCGGTTTAATTAAAGGCATATCTTCACTCCAAAAAATAAAGCGGGGGCGGTTGCCCCCGCCGATGTTTAAGAAGCGGTAACGGTCACATCTTTGGTATCCGTTTTGGACGGGTCATGTGCGCTCGTAGCCGTGACGGAAATAGTGCTTGCGGTTTCGTCATTTGCGACATAGAGAATGCCGGACGGGCTGATAAAGGTTTTCTTGGAATTGTTGCCCGTAATGCTCCAATTCAGCTTGGAAGACCAACCACCGGTTTCTCCGCCGTTGACAACCTTTGCCACAATTTCGGTACTTGCGCATTTTGCGGCTTTCTGCCCTGCGGTAATGGTCACGGAAGTGATAGACTTCATAGAATCCACCAGCTCCACGCAATTTTCCATCAGAGAAGTAGAGAAGGTGCCATCAGTGAAATACCAGAAATTCCACACACGCTTAACCGGGTTGTAAATCTGCGTCATCTCACGGGACTGCAACCAAATCTGGAACCAGTCTTCCGACACGATAAAGCCAATAGCACCGTCTTTCTCTGCACCGCCGAGGTCTTTTACCTCAATGGTACGCCCCAAAAATTCGGTCTTATCCATATTGAAGGCGGCGGCAAGGACGCCAACATCCTGAGAAGACAAGTATTTAGGGGTCGTGATAAATATCACGCGGCCAATATCGGTAAGCTGAGAAACGCCCATCCAGTTATAATCACGGGAAGCTCCAACGGCGAAATTGTGAACGATTTCCTTTTCCTTCGCCGCATTGTACTTCAATGCAGGTTCGTCCAGATAAACTTTACCGGAATCCTGCGGCAAAGTGATATTGCTGTTGATTTTGACCGGATGAGCAAATCCGCCAGCATGCGCCAGTGCAAACAGCTTAGTGCTTGCCTTAGATTCCTCATCAATCATAGAAGTGACGAGGGTACGCTGGATAGCATTCACAACGTCGTTAAAGCCCTCATAGGAGCTGAACGCACGCTTCAAGAGTACGTTAGAGATGGATGCCTTTACGCGCTTCTGGAAGTTGATGGAATGGAAGTTCGTGTAAACGCGGGGCGGTTCAACGCCGAAAACATCGTCATACGTTGAAGTGTCACACGCGGCCCAGTCCACCACCTGCAATTTATCTGCGAAAATCTCTTCGACCGTGTATCCGTATTCTCGCATTTCCTTGTATACGATGGACAACGGGTTCTTTGCTTCGGATGCCTTCACGGTGCCGGTAATAACCGCATTGATGAGGGCAGGGCCAAACTCGTTGAACTTCGGGTCATACTTGCGGATAGCGCCGAAAAATTCGGCGGCGTTATCGGCAGTAGGTTCGGGAATCAGCGCCTGAACATTTGCAGACATCGCATTATATGCGGCCTGCGCACGGGCCAAGCCCTGAACTTCGGGGGTTGCTTTAGTTGCCAATATAAATCACCTCTTTAAGAATCATAAATAAGGTCTTCCAACTCTTTCGGGTCGGTCTCTTCGGTTGTCTCTTCTTTGGTCTCAACGGTCTCTGTTACGTCATCGGGAACTTCGGGCGGCTCGCGGCCTGCAATCATAGCGCGGTAAGCTTCTTTCACTTTGTCATAGTCGCTTTTTGCCACGTACTCAATGTCAGGTACGGAGTCAGCGATGTCTTTAAGATTTTCGCGAACGCTTGCCACAACATCACCGGCGGAAGTCAATGCTTCACCGTCCAAGGTCGCAAGGTATTCGTCCAACGAATTCAATGCGGTAGAGACTCGCTCAACAACCTCTTCACGCGTCATTCAATCACCTCAACTTTCGGAGCGTGTATAGGTCAACTTGAGAGAATTGCACAACTCCAACAGCTTTGCCATATCGGAGCCAGTTGCGTGAATCTTAATATAATCGCCGCTAGAAGGGGCGCTCTCTTTCTCACGTTCCACACTCTGATAAGACCCAAGGTGTTTTGCCACGCTTGCGTTGGCAGTTGTGAAATTTTTATCAAGCCAACTTAAAGGATTGACACGGACACCGTTATAAAGCACCTCATAATGTAAGTGTTCTCCGTAACAGTTGCCCGTTTCCCCGGAATAGCCAATCAGGTCCCCTTCGTTGACCGTCTGCCCATTCTTTACGAGGATTGTTTTCAAATGCGCATAGCGCGTTTGAAGATTTTTACCCTTGTAGGGGCTGTGACGGATTCGCACCATGTTGCCATAACTCTGCATACCGGTTTTGCTTTTACCGTTCCAGTACTGCACTTGGTCAACCGTACCGGATTCGGACGCATAAACAGGCGTGCCAACCACTGCACGGAAATCCAATGCCCTGTGTGCTGAACCATTATTGTAAGTCCAGCCAGCCGTAATGATATGGTTTAACAGAGGCCATTCCAGAACTACTTCACCATCACTTCGACGCATCGTTACCGCCTTTCAACTTGTCCAGATATGGCTTGAATAGAGCACACATCTGAGGATTTACTGCGCAAATGTTTTCAAGAATACTAATAAGCTCCATAATACAAATGTAGACCGTTACGGCGGGAACGGCAGGAACATCAACCCCAATGTTGATATATACAATAGCATACTCAACAAAATAGGCAACTGCCATAGCCATAACTTCCATACTTTTATGGAAACCACCCTGTCGCATAATGGCAGAATTATAATTGCCATTATACCCGGCCTTGATAAGGCCCGTCACGACATCAAACACAATGAAACCCAAAACGATGATAAGATACATATAACACCTCCTGCTATTTCTTTATAATTAAAATAGCACTTCGTTAAATATTTGTCAATACCATTTGTTAAAAATTTAACGGGAATTTCCCTATACGGCTTAATAGAAACAAAATAGGAATAATATCGGGCTCACCGGATGTATCATAATTCGCGGCATTCGGGGTCCATTCAAGTATTCCAAAAGAGCCCCATTGCAGTCCGCCGCGTAGGTCAATATCGGAAAAATCGGAGGGTGGATAATGCTCGCCGTCGGTGTCGATTTCCATCATATAACGCGCAATACTGCAAGTAATGCCGCGCCAAACTTTAACATATTGTACCGGGTTTGTATCTATATGGACAAACAACGAACCGGATAAGTTTGTTTGCAAATCATATTCTTTGATTTCATCAACCCCGGCGGCTTTGTCCAAAAGCAAAATATTCGCTTTGCCTGGATGCGGACTCTTTTCAATGTATGCACTTTCGGGGGCCACAAAAACTGCAAGCTTATCAAAACCCGAAATACTATACGTAAAATCGGTCATTCCAAAATTAAACCCGCCGTCTGTCATTCCATGCGTTTCCCAGTCGCCTAAAAAATTTAAGGTAGATTGCAAAACCCGCCATCCGCTTGTGTATAAATTCTGAGAGGTGTACCACGATAAATTAAACTCGTCGAATACGGGGGCAAGCGATGTAAGTGCTATGATTATCTTTGTGCTTGGATGAACACGAAACATCATAGGAATACTTGCAGGTGCTTTGTCGGGAATTAACGGGTTACCGTATTTGCTATAATGGATAGGAACATCAACGCTATGAACACTCTTTTGATAGTTCGATTTTGCTGTATACCACGCAAATATAAATTGAAAAGGCGCGTCGGTATCACTAACCGCTTTCTTGGTTATTTGGCTCGTGGACCATTGTACGAAATCAAGATACGTGTCACTGTATTCGCTAGGTAGAACCCCTGTTCCACGCTCGCGAATCATTGCTTTTGGATTGTTGTCATCTACATTGAGTAAACGATGATAGTAAATCAACACCTGCGAATTGGAAGGAAGTGCCGTTCCTTGAATCGACTGCACACCGCCTATCACACCGTCTGGAAAAATAACGCTCTCTTCTATATCGTATAACGCAAATGTAAAGCCGTTGCCTGAATAGCTATAAACACCACCAAGCTCTCCAACTTTGGAAGACCATGTGTTGCCGCTTAATCCACGTAGTATAAAAGGCGTGCCTTTTTCTACTGTCACATTAGTTGCAAGCAAATACACGACATTACCCACCGATAGAATCATCCGCTTTGTGTTGGTTTCATCGTACAAAACCGTCAATCCGTTTTCATCTTGATAGTATCCCTTAAATGGCATATATATCAAAAAGTTTGAAAAGGGTATCACGGTGTAAGGACCTGCTGTATAATCGTGTACAAGAGGAATCTCTACTTCCTGATTATAAATATGCGCCTCTGTTACGCCATAGTCCAACATTGTGCAACGCATTAGAAACTTCCTTTCATAACGGTAAAAAATGCTTGCTTTGCAAGTTGACTCTCAAAAAACACATACCCTTTATCAAGACGCTGAACAAGATTGCCACCCGCATAGCTTGTCATAAACGCACGACGGGATTGCGTACCGTACTCTTTATCAATTGTTGACATTTCAAAACATTCTACGTTTTTGTTGCCCGTGTTTTCACTGAAAAAAACGTCATTGCTGTATTTATCATACCAAATGCCAAAAAGACGGTCATCAACGCGCCACATATAACGCAACACCGCATAGCGACCTTTCGTTTTAATAAAGTTGTCGTTATCACGCAAAGCTTTATTGTAGAGCGAAAAGTCACCGTATTCTGTACATGCAGTCCATTCTGCAAACCAACTCTTTTCGCGTGCGGCAAGAAGTTCTTTACTTGTTTCACACCATTCGACTGCAACGTGACGCGCAGGATTTTGCCACATCTTTTGCCCCGTCGGCATATATCCCTCATTTAAGAAATAAGGGTTATAAACTGAAACGGCGTTACTCATCGCAAACACGCGGGTATTGTTATCATAACGTATAATGCTATCCACTGCGCCTTGAAATACCTGATACTCTTTAGGAAGGTACGCGTTTGCCCCGCTCTTGTGTGAGATAAACTCATCGTTGATGATAGTATTCACATTCGCAAAATCAATACCCGCGCCGCGCACATGGTCCAAATCTATCATGTACCCTGCTTCCATACCTTTATAAGTGATGATGTTTCCCTTGTTTACTTTCCAATTCTTGCGGGTATCGTATGGATAACGTGAAAACATCTTCCGCTTTTCAAGCTGAATCTCTTTGTCACGACGTCGCATATAAACAAAGCGGTGTACTTCCCCTGCATCTAGTGCTTTCTCAACTTTCTTCGGGTCAGCATTGCACAACTCTTCGACCGGTATCATAAATTGGTCCATTGCGGTAAGACGCGTATTATATGTTTTTCCAATACCACGCCCGCCACAACCATATAGCATATGTTGTCCTGTTTCAACTAAATCATTGCAATACCAATGCACGCCGTCAGGCTTCTCCAAGTAGAAACCGTCATCGGTCATAAGGTACGTTCCAAATTTACCTGTTAATTCTTTCACAATGTACCCCCCAAAAAATAAACAGCCTTAGAGGGTTGACCAACCGCACGGTGGCATGCTTTCGCAAGTGGTTATCCACGCGCTTCACTCCAAGACTGCTTATGGTACGGTATGTAGGATTCGAACCTACGACCACCCGCTTCGTAGGCGGGTACTCTATCCATCTGAGCTAATACCGTATATTAAAACCTTGCCCGAGTTGACGGGCTTCTCCGTGTGTACACCAACCCTGAGGTCCGGCGCATTGTGCGTTATGCTATAGGCTTTACTATATTATATATCCTACCCGCACACCCTGTCAACAACTATTCTGTATTTATTTGAATT